TGCAACAAGCCGTAATAGAAACTGCCGATGATTTTTCAAATGATACAGTAGATTCTAATAGAGTATATGAAACTTTTGCAGCAGCATGTAATCTAAGTATTGTAGATAGTTTAGGATGTGATTATTTTGGTGATATTGATACCCATGTAGATGCTTTACAAAAAACTAATACCTATATATCAACCGGTTTTGATTGGTTAGATAAAATGATAGGTGGAGGACTAATTGAAACTGGACGAGCACTATATGTTGTAACAGGTGCAACTAACAGTGGTAAAAGTATTGTGCTAGGTAATATTGGTGCAAATATTATTCCTCAAGACAAAACTGTGGTTATTATAACTATGGAAATGTCCGAAACTGTTTATGCTAAAAGAATTAGTAGTCAATTATCTAAGATACCATTAGGAACTATTGCAGGAAGAACTGATGAATTAAAAGATTTCATTAAAGATTATCGAAATAAAAAGAATTCTAGATTATTCATAAAAGAATATGCACCAAAGGAAATAACTGTAAATCATATTAGAGCATATATTCAACAACTGATTAACAAAAAAGGAATTAAACCTGATGTTATTATTGTGGACTATATTAATCTAATTGCACCTACAGTTGTAACTGGTAATAGTTATACTGATGTTAAACAAGTTACCGAACAATTAAGAGCATTGAGTTATATATTCGAATGCCCAGTTGTAAGTGCAACACAGTTAAATCGTTCTGGTTATGACAAAGCCGATCCTGGATTAGAAAGTACCAGTGAGAGTATGGGTCTAGCACATACAGCGGACGTAATGTTTGCAGTATGGAGTAATGAAACAGATAAGGATTTAGGTATTATTCATTTAGGAATGCAAAAGAATCGATATGGTCCCAATTTTGGAACTAAAGGAATGCGCATAGATTATGATACATTATATATGTATCAAACAAACGATGATATAATTAGCAATCAAGATGTAACAGCAGCAGACGATACAATAGAAAATATATTAAGAGATTTAGGAACAACAAGTAACCCACTAATAGGAAAGTATTAAAATGAAAAAATATCACTTATTCACAGATTGTGATTTAGACGGCGTTGTCAGTTATTTAGTATTTGTATGGTTTCATCCAGATGATGAAATAAGCTGCACTACAACAACAGTGACAAACTTTAGAACTGAATATACAAAATTTTTATCAAGATGGAATCCAGATAAATTTGATAAGATATTCATATTAGATTTAGATGTTGGAGAACATAAAGATCTAATAGACACACCTAAACATTTTATTATTGATCATCACAAAACACATGTAGATACTGGTCCTTATCAGCACGCAACAGCAATTGTAAAGGAATATCCATCTGCTTGTAAATTGGCATATAAGGTATTTGAAAAGATTACAGATATTAAACTTTCCAATAATAGAAAGAAATTAATATTATTGGGTGACGATTATGATAGTTATACACTTCAGTTACCAGATTCAAAGAATCTTAATGTTTTATATTGGAATACCCAAAACAGATTCAATGTGTTTATAGAAGACTTTTATAATGGATTCAAAGGATTCAATATTAAACAACAGAATCTAATAAAACAACATTTAACTAAAATTGAACAAATTAAGAGAGATTTAGAAATCTATTCAATTACTAAAGATGTCCAAGGACGTTCTTGTAAGATAATGAGTGCATTTGCCAATACAGCTATTAACGATGTGGCGGACTATTTACTTGATGATAAGGGTGCAGATATTGCAATTGTGGTAAATATGAATACGAACCGAGTGAGCTTTAGAAGAAATGTCAAAATACAAGATATTAGTCTTATTGAATTTGGACAAGAAGTGTGCGGAGATGGTGGCGGGCATGCATATGCAGCAGGTGGCTCTGTCTCTGAAAAGTTCATTGAGTTTAGTAAAACTTTAACCCCATATGAACATAAATGAAAATGATTATACATTACCTAGTAATGCTTCAATGACATGCAATCAAGATGCCTCACATTATTTAGGAAATAAAGAATTGGATGAATGCCTATTACAATTTGGATCATTCTTATCCATTATACAAGTTAAGAAGGTGAATTACACAAATTACTTGTTAATATTAGTAGAGAATGAACAAATTAGAGAAATATTATTAGAGATGACAGGAATAGATACATTTGAAGAATTGGTTAGAGAGATGATAGTTAGATATCCAATTTTATGTAAATCTAAAGTTATTAGCTCCAGGATTAAAAAATGGAAAAAGACAACGAAACATTAGAAGCTATTTATAATACACATTTAGTCGTCTCTAGAAGGTCCAGAAACAAACCTTTTAAAGTTCGAAAAGACTTTAATGGATTTGAAGATTCTGATGATTATAATAAATGGGTCATTATGGAAAATTTTTTTAGAAGGTTTCCTTCAATTAATAAAGAATTATATTTTAAGGCACCATATGAATTGTGGAAAGATAAAGAATATTTTGGGGTAGATTTCTTTATAACTCCCGCAGCAACAAGGACCTATACAGTTTACAAAAAACAACTCCAAGAACAAGATCCAGATAGTGATGAATCATTACAATATATTAAGGATTCTATCATATCAATAGGTAAATATTGTGAACAAAACAAGATCAATTTTGATGAATACATTTTAGAAAAACCAGGTGTGACTTATACCTGGATGAAACAAATAAGACAGGGTCAAATATCACCGTATGTCATTTTCGGATTCAAAGGTATTGATGATTTAATCTACAATACACCAGAGGATGAAAGAGATTTATTGATGGGTGACTTTGGAGATAGACTATACAATTATAAGGAGAAATACAATAGATCGAAATATGCAAAGCAATTAATAATAATCGGATTAAACAGAATAAAAAATAGACAACACGTTGAAAAACAACAATTATAATATATAATTATAACAAATAACAAGATAAAAATAGATAAAACCAAAAGTATAAAGAAAGAAAGAAGGAAATTATGAGCGGATATAACAAAAGCATGTTTGAAAGTATAAAGAAGACACTACAAGAAAGTAATAATAAAAAGGGTAACTCCAATTTTAAGGATTTCTTGAAGACTACAGCAGGTAACTCTTACCTAGTAAGATTATTGCCTAATGTAGATAGTCCTGAGAATACATTCTTCCACTATTATCATTATGGTTGGAACAGTGTAAGCACAGGTCAGTATGTAGAGGCTATTTCACCCAAGACTTGGGGTGATCCAGATCCTGTTGAAGGTGAGCGTATTAAGCTTTACCGTAATAAGTCGGACAAGAATGCAATTGAACTTGCAAAGAACATTTCAACCAAAGAAAAGTGGTTGATCAATGTTTTAGTTGTTGATGATCCTGTCAATCCAGAGAATAACGGAACAATTAAGATTCTTCGTTATGGTCCACAGTTAGGCAAGATTATTCAGTCAGCAATTGATGGAGAAGACTCAGACGAATATGGAGCAGCTGTATTTGATCTTTCTGAAAATGGTTCCAACTTTAGAATTAAGGTTGAAAGCACAAAAGAAGGTTCACGTTCATTTGTGAATTATTCAGCAAGTCGATTCCTTCGCCCAAGTGCAATTCCTAATATGACTCCTGCAAAGAGCAAAGAAATATTGGGTAGCTTGCATGACTTGACCTCATTCTTTACACGTAAATCACCAGCAGAACTAAAAGAGATGTTGGCTGTTCACTTGTACGGAAGAGATGATGAGAAAGCACCGACTCGTGAAGTAGTCGAAGATCAGGTCGAAACACCTACTGAAACTGAAGCTGCTCCTAAAACAGCAACTACAAAGACAGAAGTTGAAGATGACAAGATCAAAGAGTTACTAAAGGGTCTATAAGATAAATAAGAAAGGGAAATAATACCATGCCAGAAGCCAAACAAGCCCACGAGTTGCCAGATGTACAGAACGATACCAATACCTTTGAACAACGAAGGATTAATAAGGTTGGAATCAACAAGGTATTATTACCCTGTAAGGTTGAGAAAAAAGACGGGACATTTAATGACTGTATTGCGGATATTTCAGTTTATTCTGATTTAAACAAATATACTAAGGGAGTTAATATGTCCCGTTTTCGTATTATTCTAGAAAAGGTTTTCGTTGGAGAAAACGTTAATCTTAGAGAGGCTATACGAACAACACTTACAGAAGTAAAGGATAAGTTAGAAGCAAGCGATGCCTATTTAAAGGTTAATTTTGATTACTTTTTAACACGACACGGACCAGTATCTAAAATTCCTAGTTTAATGAACTATCGTTGTACATTAGAAGGAAAATTAGTTGATGGTATCGAACGATATTATATGACGGTCAAGGTACCATATACCAGTTTATGTCCTTGCAGTAAGAAAATTAGTCAATATAGTGCTCACAATCAACGTAGTACAGGTATTGTTAAAGTAGAACTTATTGAAGGTCAACTCTGCTGGATTGAAGATTTAATTGATTTGGTTGAAAAGACTGG